GGTTTCAATTCTCCCGCTTCGATCATGCGCGTGGCCTTGAGGATCGTGGCGTCGGGTGTAGAACCGTCAAAAACAGCGCTGACTTCGGCCAACCGCGCATTGTCCACACCAACCGTTGCTACTACCTGGCCGCCGCCTTGGATGTCGTATTTCACCCCGGCCACATGCGGACAGTCCCAGGAGCGATAATCCGTCTTGCAGACATCGCACCACATCTGGCCGCCATAGAAGCCGACAGAAACGTCAGAGATGATGCCGGTTTTGACGCCGGTGATAAAGTCATCCGTGGACACACCGTTGAGGTTCAGGCCAGGAATGGTGTAGAAGTCCGCTACCACGTTGTCTTGCTCATACATGCCCCGCAATGACCGGCCAAAGGGCAATTCATTGTGGCGGTGTGAATTCTGGAAGCTCACGCCCGCTGTGGCGTCGTTGGCGAAGTTGGTTAGGGTGCTGGGCAGCATGTGGGTGAAATAGGAATCCACATTGCCGTTGCTGATCTCGGCGGACCAAAAGAACGGCGCCATGTTTTCGAGCATGGCCGGGTCATGCATCTTGCCTTTTAGCATGTCCAGCATGGCCGCCATGTCACGCACAGCGATTACCTTGGCGTGGTAGGGATAAATCAATTCATCAGTCATGCATTCACCGTTTCAGGACAAATAAAAAAGCGATTCGCTACGAAAAACATAGCAGAATCGCTTTGATAAATGTACCTACGAATTCACGTAGCCTACGTGTTTACGTAGGTGTATTTGGGGCTTTGCAGAGGGTTGCAACCAACGCAGTTTTGTTGTGTACGCCGGTCTTGCTGTACACCTGCCGCAAATGAAAATCTACCGTATGATGACTAACGCCTAAACGATTACCTATGCCCCGCAATGTAAGATTTGGGTCTTCTTTAATGGTTTTACAAATCTGCTGTTGGCGTGGTGTTAGCTTGCTCATAAACTCCTGCAATTCGTCCATTTACAAATGCTTATAGCGGTTTACCTTGCCGTGGGTCGGCGGTGTGGGCGTGGCGTGGGTCATTCACCTGTTTTGCTACTGCTACGGCAGCGGCTTCCCATCCTGAGCGCACGCCGGCGTTAATTTCTTCCCATCGGGGGATGGGATTGCCGTCGTAAGCAATGCCTTGCCGATGCTCCTTGTACGCCTCAAATGCAATTTGACCTAGTGTTTTCATCATTCACCTCGCTTCACTACCAAATACCGCTCTGCTGCAAAAATCTGCACTAAACCGGCAGCAACCCGATCAAGGAAAGCGCTTTGCCGTGGACCGCCCAAATGATGCTCTCCAATCTCTTGGCGTGCATAGGCAACCCCATCCGTGATAGTGATTTCATAAAACGATACACTGTAATTAACTTTGTGCTTGACGGTTACCTCAAGCGCTTTTAAGCGTTTTTCGATCTCGGATTTCACAATAGCGCTATCGTCGTTCCCTAATGTTTTTGTGTTCATGGTTCAATCCCTAAAACCTTTGCTGCAAAATACGCCCAAACAGATAGAAACAAGGCAACCACATAGATAGGCCAAAGCCTCTCGATCATTCCGAGTAGCGATAATTCATGCTGACCCAACCAGAAATACACAATAAGCATTGTGGTTATCAGAAATGGTGAACTAACGATAAACTTTTTCATTATCCACCTAACCAAATCATCTCGGGCTGATGCCAACCTTCTGTCACTGGGCTATGTACGCAATCGCAACCCGAATGACGCGGTAGGCTCAAATGCGCCGGCACCGCATTTGCCGGAAACGTCTCGCCATGCAGTGGTGCGCAAATCTCAGGACAACCAACACCGTTGACATCGTACATCATGGTCACAATCCCATTGTTGCGGTAGGTCATGCCCAGCCCCTGGTTAAAGCCCCAGGGCGCTTCATACGTAGCGATACCAACAGCCCTGGTCAGCGCACGCCCCGCAATGTAAGCGCCCAGCGCCATCAGCGCGCCATCACCGGCGGCGCGTGCGGCTGGAATCGCGGTCGCTAGGTCGCTAACGGTCGTGTCAATCAGGTTAATGTCACTGTCTGCGGTCGTCAGCATGGTTGCACGGTCGTCGAGCACGGCCAGCGCTGCGACGTCGGTCAAGTTAAATGTGCCGTCAATGCCAAGCCTACGGAGCGCCATTTCACCGCCATAGTTCGCCGTTCGCCGGTAGTAGCGCATGAGCAATAGCAGAATCGCCGCCCACGTTGCGGTGTTGCGTAACTGCCGATCTAGCCAGTCGCGCAAATCCTCTGGATTCTCCGGCGCTTGGGCTAGGCCATTGCGAATAGGCCACCAATACAGATCGACCAGTGGCCTCTCTAAGTCACGCATCATATCTTGAGTCAAAGGCATTTTAGATGGCTTAGGCATTATTGTCGCTCTTGTTGTAGGAAAGCGGTCCAGAGATTTTTTTAGCCTAAGTAAACTGTCGTACAGTTTTGCATTAGCTTGGTTCATTTTTTTCTTTTCGTAGCCTTTAGATTTTCGTCTGTCTTCATGTGGCAAGGGCGACAGTAACAAACAAGATTATTTACCAAGTTTGATCCGCCATCTCTGACTTTGACAATATGATGAACATCAATAATTACACCGTCACCTTTTGCTCCACAAAGTTGGCATGTGTAATTATCTCGCTCTAGCGCCAACTTTCTGTTAACACACCAACTTCCCTCATTAAGGGAACGAGTCGTATTGTATTCCCTTTTTCCGCCTTTCCAACGATGATGTAGTGACCCTGTACGCCCCAACATGGGATTAGGGTACTTTTTTGCTTTAATCTTTTGCGCCTTGCTTTGCGTAGCCTTAAAAGAATCTTTTCTTTTCTCTGGCCTGTTTTTCCACTCAGTTGCAGTAGCCTCAGATTGTCCCCGCCATTTTATCCCGCATTCTTCCATCCATGTGTAAATCGTCTGACGAACAACACCTAACTCCTTTTCCATCTGCTTTACCGACATTTCTTGTTCCCAGTGCAGCATATGGAGCAACTTGCAAATATCCATTCCGAACTGATGCTCGACGCGTACCTTTTTACTCTTGACCGTTGGATTATTCTTACTCTTAGATACAAGTCCAAGAGCAATTGCCTTACGGCGAATGACAGTTTCGTTTATGCCCAATATTTCTGATAGCTGAATCCAACTATGATAAAGATAATTGCTTTTCAAGTATTCGATTTGTTCGTCGGTCCACTTTATTCTTCTTGACATTGTTGGTCTCCTGTGCAAAAAACACGCTATTTTCTCGTGTAATTATAGCACAACAGACGCAAAATGGCAACCATTGCGGGTGCCAGTAGACATCTTTCAGCGCCGGTGACAGGTGGTCGCCCATCTCGACCGTTAAGGGCATCTTGGACGGCAACGGCATGGTCACGCTGCGCACACCAAGCAAACCATCGTAGGCACGGTGCAAACGGGATAGGCTGCGATAGAGCGCGGCGTCAACCATTTAGACTCCGCAAAATCTTCATCACAAAGGAACTAACGACTAAAACAAACAGGTAGATTAACACGTACTTATCGCCGGTCAAGACGTACGCTATGAAGCCAGAAATAAATGCACCAAGCATAAGTAAATCACCTGGCAATATCTTGTCTATCACGCCGCGCCCCCTCCACAGCACTAGTGGTATCCATTGTAGCTCACCATCTCCATCGCTTTCGCCACTTCTGCCCGCGCCGCCACAATCTCATTGAGCCAGCGCTGCTGGTCCTGCTGCTGCGCCGGTTGCCCATCCGTATTGCCCGCACCAGGTTGTTGGTTCGGCTGCTGATTCGGTGCAGGCGGTGGTGCAGCTTTCACACCTTGCGCCTTGTGACCGGTGATGGTCTCGCTGGCCTCGTCGTCGGTGATCCATCCGTTCGCTACCTTCTCTTTTTCGTTCAAAATCTTGATTTGCTCGGTTTGGGCGTCTCTCAGTTCTTCCGACGCTCTGAACTCAGCAAAGGAAAACTCCACATCGGCCTGAATGCCTTGCGCTTCGAGCGCCAAGGTGAACAAGCGGCCCAGCATCGTCTCGGTGTAGTGCTGAATCGAGCGGATACCGGCGGCGTAAATCTCAAACTGCCGATTGCTCTGAATATCGCCGGTCGTCTCGGTAATGCCCAACATGAGTGGCATGGTCTTCAGCGCCCGCACGCACATGCGTTCGAGCATGGCGATAATGCTGTCAAGCCCTGCCAAATTCGCGTCAACTGTGCCAACTGGTCGATTGACCGCAATGTTCGACGTGTGGATATACGCATCATCGGGTTTGAGTTGGCGGTAAGCGTCTTCCACGCTGGCGATAATGCTGCTCGTGAACTGCTGAAACGCCTGCGCATTGCTGGCGATTTGAGGAGCGATTTTGACCAACTGTTCAATATCCACACTCAGGTCAAGCCGCGGATAACCCTGTTGTTGGATGACGCGCTTTAGGTCGTGCAGCATCCCCAGCAGAAAGAGCGATGCAAACAGCGCGGGCGCGGCCAATGGACGGCCGTAGGGCTTCCCCGGCATCGGGTCAATCGGCACGTAGGTAAATGTGGGACGATCTAGCACCACAAAATTAAACGCTTGCCATTGCCCCGGCTGCCACACTTGCCCTAATACGGGGTCTGTCATGCGTTGAAAGCGGATGCTTGACGGGTCAGGGATTGCCAAGTCAAGCGGCATACGGCCTTTTTCGTCTAGCACCAGTTCAGCACACAATGCGCCGCGCAAGAAGGCGGCGGTAAACAAACGCCCGATTACCACGTCAAACGTGCCGTATTTGCGGTCGATTTCCATTGACTTGACAAACGCATCAAGCGCGGCCTTGGCGTTCTCATCCTCCGTATCGCCGCCTTTGCGATACGCTTTGACTTCCCAGCCAGGATTACACATGCGCAAGAAATCCCACAATGCCCGCGATACTTCCGGCGAAAGGTCTGCCAGGATTTCCATAAGCTTGGTCGGGTCAAGCCGTTCCAGCGCCTTGCTGTCAATGGTGAGCAACTGCCAGTTTGTCTCGTAGTTGTCAGGCGGCACAAACAGCCATTGCGCGCTAGGGAACGTGCCGATACTGTCCACCGATGCACGGCCGCCGGGTAACGCCATGCTGACCGGCGGTAAGGGTTGGCGGCGCGCACGGGTGAAATAGTCGCGAATGTTGTCAATAAAGCTCATTTGAACCTCTTACGCTTGTCTTCCCAAGCCTTGATACGGTCGTTGCGTTGGTCTATCTGCTGACGGGCGATACGGCGTTGTTTGTTGACTAAGAACGACATAGGATCATCTATAGGCGGTTCTATGCGCTCATACCATGTTACTTCTTGAGAAAGCCACGAACCACAAGAAACATTAGCGCTTGTGTCCGAACTGGTAGCATTTGCCGCAAAATACTTGCGAATGTCAATAGATAAAGAAACATCTATCTCGTTCATCTTGGATTCCATCCTTGGGCTTTGCCCTGGACAAATGGTATTGCTAAGGGCGTGTTAGCGTTCCACAGCATCAGCGCCCGCGCCATTACCGTGTCATCATGCACGCCTTCGGGAGCGCTATAACTACTTCTGCCGGTCACAGTGGATACCTTGCGCTCGTAGGCTTCAAGCTCTGCCGTCCAAATGGCGTCTTGCTGAAATTGCCACTCTGACCGCTCAAGCGTAAGCGCTAGATTTTCTATCAATGGCGGCTTGGTCGTTGCGGTTGTTTCAAAGCCTACAACCGGCAAGCCAAGGCGCTGCAACTGCTCAAACACCGGTTGCCCGATACTGTTTAACTCGGTTTGAATAGCAGACGGTTGCCATTGTCTACACATAGCCTGTAGGCGTTCCACCTGAAACGCATAATCAATTTTGTTGAAACGGTCGCGGTCAACTTCTTGTTTGCAATCCAAACAGCCAAATGAAAACGTTGTGTAATCATGCTGTTTCGCCCAGTCGCAACCGGCCACAATCCTATGGCCCGCGTGCTGTGCCGGTGTGGTCTTAGGTGCATTCATACAGGCGGGAATATTGCGAAAAACCGCGCCTTCACTCTCCAAAAACTGCGCTAAAATCTCCTGTTTATAGGCATCCTCTGTCATGTCGGAGGTGATTTCGTCTAATGCCTCTTTCGACAAATACGGGTTATCGTGGCTCGTGAAATGAAAAGCCTGCCAGCGTCCTGAATGATCACCGACCGCCCGCGCATACATGGCAAAGGCGTGATTCTTACGCTTGGGCGTGAAGATAAACACGGCGTCACCATCATTGTCCAAGAGCATCGGCGCGCCCACTTCGTCCCAAGCATCCGGCGTCATAATGCTATACTCATCTAAGATAAGCAGGTCAGCATAATCACCGCGCAACGTATCAGCGTTGAATGCGGTCTTGGTACGAATGCGCCCACCGGTTAGCCGCATTTCCAAAACACGTTCGCTATCGTTTTTGTAAATGAGCTTCTGCGTAATCAATGGCTCTAGGGCGTTCTTGCATTCCTTCCAAAATGTTCCGGTTTGGTCTGCGGTTGGTGCAGCCTCTAACACTTTACGTCCTTGCAACATAGCTTCAACCGCCAATGCCGCCATGCCCGTTGTTTTTCCACCGCGCCGCCCTGCGCAAACCACTTTGCGCTTGGCCTTGCTGCGCATAAAAGCGAGTTGCTTGGCGTGTGGCTTAGGCAGTCTGACCGTTAGTTCCATCGTCACCGTACAAGATTCTTACCGTAATGTCGTTACCATCTTTGCCGCCGATTTCTACGGGATTTGGCACTTTGCCAAACGCCACTTCCATGAATTGCAACTGCAACCGTGGGTCTTTGCTGCCCGCCCACTTGCGCAGAATCGCCTCGGTTACGGTCATGCCGTCGCTGATGTCTTCGTGCGCGATGGTTTGCGCAAGAGCGCGCAGCGCATCAAACGTCTTGGGTCTGCCTTTGCGGTTGATACGTTTATCACCTTTGGTAAACGTCCCCGGCTTTCTTTCTTCACTCACCTGTTAAATCCTGTATAACTGGAATCTTGCTCAATATCTCGCGCCGGATATGGCTTGCAATTGACCGCATAAATAAAGGCGGAACACTGTTGCCGATGCGCGCCCATTGTTTATCAAAATCACCAAACATTTGGAATCTATCAGGAAACGAACCAAGCCTTTTTATTTCACCTATCGCACAATACCTATCGCCTACAGGTGGAAGCAAACCGGCAAACAATGAACCATTGCATGTTTTAGGTATTGTTGGGCTAGGTTTATTTTCATTTAATCTAACCAAATTGTATCCGGCGCGTTTCGGGTGAACATCATCACAAGATTTACCTTGTTTAATCAACGGAATATATTTTGATACAGACCGATTCGGATTAGTTCCCCATTGAACAGGTATAGTCAAATCCAATTCAGGCAAACAACAAAAAGCATTTTTAACCACAATCGGCGTGCTTTCTGCCTTTGGATGGCTCGGCTCAATCCCTAAATCTTCGCGCACTCCCACAAATATCATGCGTTCTCGGCTTTGCGGCACATTGAAGTACATTGCATTCAATAGTCTAGCGCTTACCTTGTAGCCGCTCGCCTTTAGCTCTCGTAATATCTCAGCAAAGATAAGTTTCATCTTGCCCTTAACCATGCCTGAAACGTTTTCCATGACGAATACTTTAGGCTTTAGGCCACGCAGTAAGCGTACATACTCACGAAATAACTGATTGCGATCATCCCCAAAATCTCGCTTACCGGCTGTGCTAAACCCTTGACACGGCGGCGAACCATCAAACACGTCTAATTGCCCCGGTTGTAAGCCGGTCTGCTGTAATACCTGTTCTGCGCTCAATTTGGCAATGTCGCCATGATAAACCGGCACATCGGGAAAGTTAAGCTTAAACGTTGCAACGGCGTTATCATCCCACTCGACAGCTAGCAACTCTTTAAAGCCTGCCATACTGTAGCCAAGTGATGAACCACCACACCCCGCAAATGTACTGATAACCGTTGGAGCATCGGTGGCACGCGGCGCAAGGTGTTGCTGCCATGCCTCGGCAAGAATCGCAGGATAATCTACTTTGGAAACTGCTGACCGCAATGCGGGCATGTAATCATCTCCACGTCATCCGCTACAGACTCGTTATATTCTTTAAACTCAACATTTGGTGGCTGCAAACCTGCTAACATTGCGTCAAGTTCGCTTTGGTCAAATAGGTTGCTCATGTCAACGCCGCTTTGCAGGTCGGCAAGCAATACCTCGGCGTCCCAAGTTAACGAAACCTCAGAAGACCTATTGTCATAGTAAGCCGCTTGGCGTGCTATATTATTCGGGTCATCGCTCAACAGGTTAAAATCGCGCCGCTTGGTCACTACAAGCGTATCACCGTCAGTCTCGACAACTAAAGCCTTTTTGAATCCCGCATCAATAGCCGCCTGTTGTGTTTTGTTTCCGGCCACTACATAACCATTAGCATCCACAGCTACGCCGCGGTGCAATCCTGTCTTAGCGATTGAATCATCAATCATCTTTTGACCGCGTAAACTGCCCTTGTTAGCGTTCGTTGGGTCCGGCAATAATTCGTCTATACCTATCTCGTATACTTTTACTTTTTCGCTCATTCGTGCTATAATGACTCCTTGACTACCCACTCCGAAATGAACGTTTTAGCGGGCGTCGGGTCGCTGCCAAACGTCGCGGTGAACTGAACCTTATGCGTTCCGGTGGTTGCCACATCCGCGGTGCTGTAATCCCAGCGAAAAACGCCATTAGACGCATCGGTAACGGTGAACGTGCCGGTCAAATCATCTGCGGACCCTTGCCCTTGGCGCCTGATTTTCCCAGTGATGGTTGCGCCAGTTAGCGGCTCCACCCCACTCCCATCTTCGCGCTGCCAGGTGATAAGCTGGCTTGGCCGCCTGCCGCCCACGACCGCTTTTGCTAGTGTTGCTGTCATTCGCTTGGTCCTTCTATCGTACCGCTTGCCTGCGGCCCTACCATGACACCGTAAATCGAGGGTGCAGTAATTTCACTGTTCGCACTGGGCCCGTCCACATTGCCACTTGCGCTGGGTCCAAATACGACGCCTAGCACCACGGCGGTATCATCAAAAGCGCTAGGCGTTGCCGGATAGTAGCCACCAGTGAACAGGTTGAGCGCACTCGCCCCAATCCAACCGTGTATCAAAATGCGCCGTGTACGTTGCATCAATCAAGTGTCCGTGTCGTTTCGTCCAAGATGTGCGTTACTTGACCGCCAGTTACAACGTTCTGATAGCTAATCGATGTCGGGTTGGTCGCATCGTTAGCGCTTGCATTGCCCACAAGTACCGCCCACAAATCCATAACAACATCCTGGAATTGCCGCGCATCCATCATGGCGTAGGCCATGATTGCCGCGGCTGCGTCTGTGGCGCTCAGGTTGTTTAGCGCGCTAATGGCGGTTGTAATGGCCGTCTGGGCGCTTGACACGTTGCCCGATGTCGCCGCCTCATAGGCGGTTAAGGCTGCTGCTGCGGCGCTCTGGGCTTGCGCTTGCGATAGGTTGTTCAATGCGCTAATAGCACTGATAATAGCTGTCTGCGCACTCGTCACATTGCCGGATGACGCTGGCGAGGATGGAAGATTGTCGGTTTTGGCTTTGATCGCCGCTACTTCGGTATCCACATACCCTGCAATCGCTGTAATCGTGGCGTTGTCGGGCGCAGTGTAACCGGATGTTGCCAAGCGAGTCGTAATGGCTGCGTCAATGCGTCCGGTGACAGTCGTCGTCACACCGGCATCAGCCAAAGCAGTGTCAGCCTCAGCGTTGACATCCGCCTTGGCTTGCGTGGCCAAACTGCCGATGCTGCCTACCACGTTGCCGCCAACATTACCGGTGACGCTGGCCACCGCCCCGCCGGCGAACGTGCTGCGCGTGGAGGTCTTCATATCGGCGTTTTCAAGTTCGGCGGGGTTGATGGGCAGCGTCGCCAGTATCACAGAGGATGCGCCGTTGACGTACACATCGCACCAGCCCTGGTGAGCGTCAGGCACGGTTAGCGTAAAGGCGTAAATGCCTTTGCTGCCCGCGCGCTCATAGAAGCCGGTCGTGATAGCGCTCCCAACGGTGCTATTGCTACTGCTGTACAGTTGTGCATTGAGCGTCACGCCGGTATAAGCTTCGCCAAGGTCAAACACGTTGCAAGCGGTGTAGCTCATCTCGGCACCAATTCTGTCTTAGCGTCGATTTTACCGCCAGCAATAACAGGGAGCGCCACCAAATCGCACTCATAGTAATCAAGCGCGTCCTGGATCGCTTCGGCACATAATTTGAGCCGCAATGCTTTTTGCGCTCTGATTTCGGCTTTGGTTAGGGTTGGTGGTTGGTTGCTCATGCGCGTTTCACCACATTGTCATTCGCCTCGTCCACCCAAGCGGTGCCGGTTGATCCGGGGGATGTTGGCAACGCTGACAAGTCAATGATTTGCGCAGCAAGCTGAATAGTCTGCGCAGTCGGGTCACTCGTGTTTCCGATCATCAGCTTGTTACTAGCGGCTTTAATTGCGCCGCCTGCATTGCCAATGAAATCCTTAAGCACAATATTTGGTGGATAACCATCGTTTGAGCTTTTCAGCGACACGTATTCGACGCGACCGTCGAAAAACTCATCGGCATAAATCGAAATATCTACGGTTGGTCCGGTCAAAACTGCCGATGCTTGCTGTGTGCCATTTTCGGAAAAAGCGAGATAGATAGACGTGGATTCATTTTCTATCACTCTTGCCTCAACTGTCCCGGCTGTCATGCCGGTGATTTGCACAGCAAAAACGTACAGATAGCCTTCGTTAATGCCGATGCCGGATTGGGTCAAGCTGCCGGCCAGAACGGGCGGTTTTACTGCTGCGCCGGTGTCCCAAACCCAACCCGCGCTATCCGTGTCATCCCAGGAGGTAAGGTCATCGGCAAAATCAGAATTATCTGGATATTCGTTACTCAAAGAAACATCGGCAATAGCTGATTGAAGCGTCTGTTGACGTGTCCACGTATTCGCAGCGCCAAGACTGACGCCGCCCCCGCCACCAACGGCGCTTGTCACAAACTTACCCGTGCCATTGTCCCAGGTCAGTGCATCAGTATCCTCGCCCGCTCCGAGTGCTCCCGGCCCATCGTCGGCGTGCTGAATTGTTTTAATGGCTCTCTGAAAAATCGGCATAAGCTACACCTCCCCCTTCTCTACTACGCGCAAGCGCGCTAATTCAGCGAACGCGCACCACTGCCGTCGGCTTGCCCGTAGGGTTCGACGACTGCCTCCGGCAGCGCCAGCCGCACGCGCATGTACTGTTCGTTGGCATACAGGCGCGCACTGGCCACTTCACCGCGCAACCCAGCGATAATCGCCTCTTGGCGCTTGATATGGCGGATGGCGGCTTCGATCTGGGGATAGATAGACGGCTGCGCCTGCTCCAGCGCGACCTGTAGCCCCAAAAGAACACTGTTCGTCATGGTTACTTGAAGATCACCCGCTGCCAAAAGCTATCCGCTTCCGTAAGGCCACGCGTCGCCGGCGGCTCGGCTCGCTCTTGGAGCGCCTTGACGCCCCAGCTCAGCACGGCGACAATCAGCGGGGCATAAACCTCAGAAACGTGCAGGTCCGCCACATGATTCAGGATGTACTGCAAAAACGCGACAGCCGCCATTAGCAGCGCCGTGATCAACCAGTTTGGAAATTTCATTGCCTATCCCCCCAACAAACGCCAGGCCAAACCCAGCAAAAAGAAACAGACCAGAAACCAAAATAATACCCACTCATCGGCGCTCATTACGCTGTTGGCGGCGGGCGTCCACCTCTTCGATATTTTTACTGGCGGCGTTGGCCACGGCCATCATCGCCGCGCCGAGCAGCCCCCCCACGATAAAGCTAAGCAGATAGAGCATTAGGCAACCTCCTTGGCCTCATTTGCGCTGTTCGGCGGCAATCCTGCTCAAATTCTGGGCAGCCTTGGTGTAGCCGTCGATCTTCATCGACAGATACCAGATGCTGGCGATGGCGACGATAATCAAAATGACGGCCACCCAATATTGCCGAGCATTCGCGCGTGTTTCATGTTCCAGGATGGTCAGACGCGTTTCCAAGCTCGTAATGGCCCTCCATACCTCTGCACTGTCGCTATCGTTGTTGTTGACTGTAACACTTTGATGATCACGTCCCGCAAAGTCCCCACTGTCTGTTTCGACATTGCCACTAATGGCCGGACCGCCGCCCGTATGAATCTGGTTGTCGGCCACATGCCACCCTACTGCCCAAAGATAAAAAAGCGAATGCCCTCCGCTTACCTCGCCTCAAGTACGGCGATGCGCCGCTTTAACGCCGCCACATCCGCCGCCAAGGTTTCGAGTGTCACCGGCTGCGGTGGGGGCGGCTGAACAACTGTTTCCCGTTTGCGAAAGACAATGTAAAACGAGTTGTGAAAGCGGCAATGCCCGTCGCCGGATCGGCGTCGGGCATTGCCGTCTGTAGCCCGCTCACCACGTCGCTGACCATGCGGTCGCCCCCCTGGAGCCACAACGCCATGACCATGCCCTTATAGATGACCACGTTGCCAGCGGACGCGTCGAGGGGGCCTTTGTCCAACGCAACCGGATCGGCGTGCTCTTCGTCTCTGCGTCCCTCCCACGTCCAGCCAATCTTGAGTGGCGGATTAGACAGGGGTTGACCGTCGTCACCGAGTACATCCACATACGCGGCGTGCCCCCCACCGTTCAAGTTGCCGGGCAGATGGGCAATCAGCGCCACCTGGTAAGCCATGCCCACTGCGGAATAGGACACGCCGGGCGCGTCAAGGACCGTTGGTAGGTCCGGCTTGATTTGGTCTTTGTAGACCTGAAACAGCTTCATGCTCGCTCCCCCTAAAACACGTGCGCCGCGTTGCCTGATCTTCATTCCACGAAAACGGCAGCAGCGCGGCGCATGCCTTCCAGCGTAGCAAACCCGGCGCGGCATTGTCATCGGTCAAAACCGTGGTTTTTGCTTACAGTTTGCTGATGAACCCTGCGCGCATTGCCAAAAGCACAGCACTGGTGCGATTGTGGACGTTGAACTTTCGGTAAATCCTGCGCAGATGCCATTCGACTGTATCGCCACTAATCGCCAGCATCCGGGCCACACTTTTGTTGCTCAGGCCACTTGCGACCAGGCGAATGATTTGTTTTTCCCGCCGCGTGAGCGTCACCGGACGACGCGCCGGGGGATGCTCGTTTGAGCGTCGTTGGTGGGTCATGGTGATTATGCTCTGGGTCACAGACCCAATTCAATTGCCTTAAAGATCATCGCTTCTGCTTTGGCCGAACCATAGCAGAAGCCAGATGCAACGACATGACTACGGCCGTCGCCTTCATGCCAAACCGTCCATTTGCGGTTGCGGAGGGCGTTTTCTGCGGTGCAGAGGCAGGTTTCGTAGCGGGCGCGGTAGTTGCCCCGGGTGAACTCATACCCGCGCCCGACGCCGTCTTCGTTAGGCTCCAAGCGTCGCCACTGTAGGGTGGTCACGTCTGACGGTGGGACGGCTTGCGCCTCGGAAAGCCGCGGCCCTTTGCTAACAATCGGCAAAACGGTATCGTCGTTCATTCGCTCACCTCCACGACGGCATACACCTGCCGGATATGTTTGCGATTCGTCCGGTCGTAGGTCACCTCTTTGCCATCCTCTTCGACAACCTCGATTTGGAGCAGCCGGCGCAAGGCAAAGCGCACGGTCGCATCATCCATTCTTAGCACCGCCGACAACTCTGGCACGCTCTGCGGACGGCGGCAAAGCTGCTCGAAAACCGCCTTGCCGCCGCTGTCTGCGTGGAAGTGCTTTTCGATGAGCGCCAACCCACGGTCTACCGCAGCGACGGAAGGGATACGTGCTGGGCGCTTCTCGACAATCGGGTCGGCGAGTTTGGGCGGCTCTGGCGGCACGTAAGCGAAGTCAGGATCGGTGTGGTAGACGTTTAGCCAGTAGTGTTTGTCATTTCGTTTGTTGCCAACGACGAAGATCACGCCATCGGCGCGCATCCGGCACATCAGCGTATTGGCCCAAGCAGGCGCGAGGCCCAGATGCTCGGCCACCTCGCTGGATGTCAGCGGCCCGCGCTCGGCAATCAGCGCCAGCACATCGGCGCGCACGTTGTTACGGCGCTTGGTCGTTTCCATCTCTGGCTGCGTTTCAATCTGCACGCCATCCACCAGCCGATAAAGGATTTTGTTTTTGTCATGGCGGACAGCGACTTCACCGCGCTCGATCATTCGCTTGAGCGCCTTGCGCACACTGGATTCGTCACGATGGATGCCCCTGGCAATCCGGCTACAAATCTGCTCGCCGTTTGCCTTGAGCCAAGCCGCAACCTCGCCCGGCACCACGTTGTAGCCGGTTTGCGGGTTGGCCGCATAGCGCTCAGGCAAAGGCGACACAGTGTCGTTTTTGGCGCATGCAGACGGGGCAGAAGGCATTGCACGTATAATGTCCTTCTCTGTTATCACTTTGCTCGCCAATAATCGCTCGATATGGCTGCGCGCCGCCTTGATTCGCACGCTCAGATTGATACATGCAGCGTAGCATCTGAAATCCTCGGCAAAGGCTTTGGCATCAATGCGGCTAAAGCTATTTGCAATTACGGTCATTGGCTTTGCTCCTTAATGGCTAGCGCGCAAGCCTTTTCTAGCCCTGCCTGGTCTTCGTTGGACACGCAGATATATGCATTGTCGTTATCCGGATCACGAACAATCAAAGTCAATTTAGAAAGCGTCGGCAGTCCTTGGTTTTTCAGAAAATCCTCAATATTCATCAAGCGCAACGAGAGCGCCGTCCGCAACTTGCGCATTGGTAAAGATTCATTATTCATCGCTTCGCAATCCTTTCACAATTCTTGCACACGCCATCCCCCAGCCGTCTCCGCTCCCATACGGTCAGCGGAGACACCCACCGCGCGCCCTGGACGCAGCGCCCACACAGCGCCCGCTGGCCACCGTGCGACAGATGCACCACACCGCGCCCTGCCACCAACGCCAAGCGTGCGGCATCGCAGACGCATTCGCCCACGCCGCCGCACGTGCGGCAAAACTCGTCACCGGCAGGGAGACGGTCGCCCCATTCGTACCATTTCAGCCCGCGCAGCAGATCGGCCGGCATCAGGGCGATGCCAATGTCTTGCACCCAACGGTTTCGGCTCCACATCCAGGCCCTGAGTAGCTCGGCATACTCCATGCTGATCGCCGGGTCATCCCCCACCGGAATAACAGGAATATGCTTGCCCGGATGGCTGGCCACGAAGACGACTGACCCCATCAGCGGCTTTTGCGCCTTTAACCACGGTGGCAACAGGCTGACTGGCGACCTAAACTCAATATGCCAGTAGAGTTCATGCAATGAGCCGTCGTGCTTGGCGGCGTCCAGAATCTTGCGGCGAAAAGAAGGCGCCTGCATTTGGGTCGAGAAGGTGGGCGCGGGCTGGGTCTGCTGAATGACGATGCGGCCGGCGATGGCTTTTTTACGTGGGTCGATCAATTCTTGTTTCCCTCCAATCTTTCGATCAGATCGCCGATGGAGCCGCGCACGCTCCATAGTTGCGCCAGTTCTGGCAAATCCTCAATGATGACCGTTTGTCGCTTATCCTTCAGTGGCGGCAAAGCTTCAAGCCCATCTATCGCATTTACCAAATCATCTAGCCATTCGCGCAGTAGTGCCGCTAAAATAAGCTCGCTCATCGGCCGGCCTCCTCTGCGGCCCGGAAGGCCCGCACAGCCCCTTCGAGCAGCGCCAGCGTCGTCTCGGCCAACACCGTTTGCCCGTCAGGCAGCCGGATGCGCACCGTAACCGTAGCGTTCCCTAAAACAGTCCCACGCCGCAAACGGGCAATGCCTTCCCACTGCCCTTCGATAAAGCCAGCGCGTAGATCTGGCCAACAGTTATCGCCATCTAAAATGATTTGTAGTGCGGGCATAAACTTATCCTTTTTATCCATTGCTTACCTCACTAACCGCGTGATGCTCAACGTTAGGGCAAACCCAATAACCGCCGCGTCCCTGGCAAATCTCGCACACCTCTGTATCGTCTTCGTCGTACCAAAGCGGGTCTTCATCGTGCAGATTGAAATAGCCGTCCTCACAGCCGTTCCAACAGTCCTGCCACTCCATGTCCAAACCACAGACTGGGCAAATATGCTCTTCGCTCGCCCAACTGTCAATCAGATCATCAATCGTGATTGCTGTGGTCATGACTGTGAGGTCCTTTCTCGCCAGTTGCGAAACTCTTGTAAAATCCCGGCCACAGCTTCATCGTTTGCGCCCACCTTCCGACGCAAGAAAGAGATTAGAAAAGCGTCGCCTTCGGCGGCTTCAGCGGCTTGGAGCAGATTAATAGCCAAGGCTCTGGCGTCAGCAGGCGCCATTTGCGTCATAAAATCAGCAGCCTCAATGAGCACCTGCACATAAGGCTGCTGTGTGCGATGGCCGAAGCCGGTCGAAACACTGAAAACCACTTGCTTCTGTTTGCTCACCGTCGCCCCCTCTCACATGGACACGCCGCGCCCCGCATCCTCGACAGCAGCATCCGCTGCACCTGAAGCGCCCGGTCCTGCTCGTCGACAATCCCTTGCACCTCACGCAGCTCTGCCCGTAACTGCGTATGACGCTTGCTGAGTTGAACCAGGTGATGCACCACAAGGGCTAGCTCGCGGCTGCCCTCGTCGATTACCCGGAGCGCACTGCGTAGCACTTGGCCCCGTATGGCCAAGCGCACGAGCAGCACGCCGTTCATGAGCAGAGAAATACACAGTCCTGCCCAAAGATAGCTCATTTGCCCTCCGGTGGCTGGTTCGTCGCCAGCAGATCGACCTTGATGTTCACCAGGCGGTAGGCGTCGCCGTTGGCCGCATCCACCAGTTGCCCCAAGGTGCTGTAAGCTTCTTGGACCTGGTTCAAGTTGTATTCAGACAATTTCTTCCACTCGCCCGCATCCCAATACTGGATGACCAATTTGCTCTCAATCGGATTGCTCATTTTTCCGCCTTGCCTTTCTTTCATGTAGGTGGCCAACTGCGTGCGGTTGGCGATTTGCAACTTGCTGTAGATGTGGGTCAGGTGCGACTGCACGGTTCGCTCACTGATCACCAGCTCAGTCTCTATCTGTTTGTTCGTTAGACCCTGCATGATGAGCAAGGCAACCTGGTATTCCATGCGCGTCAAACCCACGTCGTTGCCGGCGTTGCATAGGGGACACGTCCGCCGCGCCCAGCCGCGCCGAATGTCTTGGCTCAAGCGCTCGATTTCGTGGGTGCAGCGCCGGCAACGCAGCAACCAGCGTTGCTGACCCAGAAAGCGCAAAATTTCAAAGTCGCCATAGGTCTGGCCGGTCAGGTCGTATTGCAGTGGTTTGGCTTTTCTCGTGCTCGTCACGCGTGCGCTCCTTCTAGTTGTGGCACGGCAAAAAAGCCAAGCTGGCCCACCAGTGGCACAAAGGGCAGCACTTCCGGCTTATCCAACACAAATCCGTACGGACCGACAAACCACGGGCTATCGTGTTCTGCCACGCAATCGCTGAGCGTGACCGCGCCGACGATGCCACCGCGCGCAAACTCGTGAATTTCGGGCAGCAAGACTTGGGGGAAATAGTGTTGCACATCCGCATAGCCCGCTTTATCAAACTGCTTGCCGGCATGGACATAGAAGCGCCCGCGGTAGTGGGTCTTCCAGTCGCGGTTCTCGATGTCTTTGTAGCCGTTCACGATCAGCCAGGCCCACGGCTGCTGGATGGAGAGCGCCCGCGCCAGTGCGGGCGTGGCGGCCTGCCACTCGGCGTCGGTCACCTCGCGCACGCCCTCGCGTGAGACGCCGCGCAGATGCTCCCCCACAACCGACCGGTGGCAGGTGTGGGCATCCCGGCAGCCGCAAAGCAGGATGTAATTGCGTTGGCCCTGCTTGATCAGCGCCTTGACGCCGGCGGCCATATCGGCAATCTGAATCGGTTGCCCATCGTTGTAGTGGATGTTGCCAAACGCCTGCACCCA